AAAGAGGGAGAGGAGTTTGAAAAAATAAGTAGAAAAGATAGAAGGAAACTAAAAAGAAGAGCACAAGTAAGAACTACAACAAAACCAAACGATCCTGAGGTAAAAGTTAAAAGAACAAGTAGAAGGGATTTAAGAAGAAACGATCCTGGTTTTAAAAATTTACCTGAGAGTCAGAAAAGAAAAATGACAGGTTATGAAACTGAACACTTGTCTGATTATATAGGTGATAAAAAAAGAATAGATGCTTCTATTAGAAAAAGATTCATTGGAATGAAAAATGATGAATCTAGAAAGAATTTAAGAGGAAGAACAGTTCACCAAGTTTTGCCTGAGGGTGTTGTATCTAAAAGAAGAGAAAGGCATACTGAAAAGAATCCAGGGCTTTTAGAGGAAAATATAGCAAAAGGTAGACACCTTTATGCGTATCCTGAGAATAAAGCTGTTGGTGATCCTAATATAGGTGTATATGAGACTAAAGAAAGTCAAGAGAAAAGAAAAAAGGCAAGAGAAGATAAAGAACTAATAGATGATGGAAAGGATCCATACACAGGTACAGTAAACCCTGAAACAGGAAAAACTTACACCAAAGATGAGGCTAAAGAAGCTAACATAAAAAGAAATCAAAGAAGACGAGATAATACTAGAGAACCTAAAAGGGAGACAGAAGCTATTGATGATACTCTGAGAGATTCTATAGGAACATTTCCAGGTACTAGAGAGGACACTATGGACTTTGAAGAAGGAAGTGGGCCAGAACAAAATATACCTAAAAATGTTGATGCATACAGAAGAAGGAGATATGTTTTTAATCCTAAAACAGGGGTATACACTGAGAAAGAAAAAAGAAAATCAGGTCTTGGTTATAAAAAAACAGGAAGAGAGTATGCAGATGAGGAGTATATACAAGCTGCTAAAGAAAAGAAAGATATAAGAGAACGTAAAGAATCTAAAGAGCCAACAAGGCAAGAAAAGAAGGAGAAAAGGAAACAAGATAGAAAAGATAAAAGAGAAAGAATAGAGGCTCAACACGCTGAGTTAGAGAGACAAGACGCAGAAAGAAGAAAAAAAATTCTTGAAGAAAGAAGGAATAAAAAGAAAAATAAGAAAGGGAATGTACCTGACTCTACAGATAATGAGTATAGAGGTGGTGGTACTTTAATGAGTAGATATAATAAGAAGTATAATACAGGTGGTGTAAACCTAGGGGGAGATGATGACAATGATAAAATTCCTAATTCAGTAGATGCAGATGCTGCTAATCCTCCTATGATAGGCCCTACAATGCCACCTAATAATAATCAAATGTCTATTAGTGGTAATAATTTAGGTGAAATAAAAGACCCATTAGCAAATGATGAGCCAGAACCAGATAATTTATTTGAAGAAGATGTAAATATAGATAATACAAGTCAGACACAGGATCAAACAAACCAAGGTGATATGAATCAACAAGATGATTCAATGGACCAAGGTGGGATGGACCAAGGGCAAGAGCCTGCAGGACCAACGAGAGCTCAATTAAGACATGAGAGAAAAATGGCAAGGCAACAAGCTAGGGCAGACAGAAGAATGGTTAGGACAGAAGCGAGACAACAAAGAAAAGCTGATAGGTTAGCTGGAAGAATGGATAAAAGAGCTAGAAGACAAGATAGAAAAGACCAAAGGCAAGAAGCTAGAATAAGTAAAAGAGAAGACAGAAGAGCAGAGAGACAGTCTAGAAAGTTTGATAGACAGCAAAACAGAAACATGAGAAGAAGAAATAGAAGAGGTAATTTTCATGAAGGTGGAATGGTAAAAGGAAAGAAAGGTGCTGGACTTGGTATTGTAATAGTAGTTGGTAGAAAAAGTAATAAAAAGGGAAAATAAAATGAAAGTACTTAGTAAATATATGTATGGAGGAAAGAGTACTTATAAAAATGGGGGTATTCCAAGGCGACCACCTAGACCTAATTATGTACCAAATCCACGTGAAAATAGCGAAGTAGGAAAAGGTTTAAGTGCAGAAAAAATGAGAGCTCTTAGAAAAATGACAGATAAGAGTTTTGACGAAAAGGCAAAGAATTTTGAGTATACACCACAAACAAAGCAAAGAAGATTTGTTGAGTCTCTTAAACCTCAAACAGTTATAGATAAAAAAAAATCTTCGAAGAATATGGAAAATGGGGGTATTAATGCACCTAAAGGTTTTCACTGGATGAAAAAAGGAGATGGTAAGTATAAAATTATGAAACATGGTGATAAGCCATTTAAGCCACATGAAGGTGCTAGTTTAAAGGCTAAGTTTCCTGTTCAAAAAAAACACAACCCAAAACAGGATGCCAAAATGGCCAAAAGAAAATATGAAGAAGGTGGATATTTAGGTTACCAAAAACCAGAGGAATACAAAAACATAACTCTTAGACCATCTGAAATTCCTATGTTTTCTATACCTGAGACTTACTCAGACTTAGATAAAGGAAAAAGGAGAGAAAAAAGAGAAGAAAGGTTTAGAAAGAGGTATAAGAAAAAATTGGATAAAGCATACGAAGATGCTGCTAAAGAAAGGGCTAATGAGATGGAGGATCTAGAAGGAATGAATGAAAGACAAAAGAGAAGATATAAAAGAAAGCAGGCAAGAGAAGAAAAAAGATATTCTAGAAAACGAACAAGAAGGGAAAGAAGGGCAGATAGAAAAGATTATGGTAGGCCTGATGATTATCTATATGGAGTAGCTCCAGGTCGAAATATGCAAGGTTCTTATAGGCATGGTAGGTTTTACCTGGACCCTGAAACAGGGGAGCAAATGTTTAAAACTAGAAAGTTCAGAGGAAAAGATGAGCCACCTTCTTATACGAGACATGCTAATATACGATACTCAGATAGAGTACATGAGGAGGGAGATAGAGAGGCACATGAGAAAGGTAAAAAAGCATTAGAAGAAGATTATGGGATCATAGAAGAAAGAGGTAGACACAGGACTGACAGGAGAGAAGCTAGATATAATAGAAGACAAAGAAGAAGGCAACAAAGACAATCAAGAAGAGAAAAACGAAGAGAACGAAAATATACATAAAAATAATTAATTAATTAAAATAAGCGTCAAAATGAAAATTTTAAAAAAATATGCAAATGGGGGATCTACTAAAGGAGATGGAACCCCAAGAAAACCAATCCATATAAGGAAACCTAAAGAAAGGGGTAACCCATTTAATACTGGTACTGGTCTAAGAAAAAGAAAAATGTCTGCAGATACAGAAAGAATGAAAAAAAGACAAGGCCCTATAAAACCTGCTGGCCCACCTGCAAGAAAATATATGGGTGGTGGAAAAATGAAAGAGTATGCTAATGGTGGAACAGAGCCACATAACTCTTTTGACATGAGAAGAAATAAAAGAAACAAAAGAAGGGAAAGGTTTACAGGAGGTTCAACAGAACCATCTAACTCTTTTGAAATGAGAAGAAACAAAAGAAGCAGAGGAGGATTACGTCCTATAGGTCCTGCTGGTCCTGCCCCAAGAAGAAGAAGGCCTATTGGTCCTGCTGGTCCTGCCCCAAAAATGATGGGTAGAGTGAAGCGTGAAAAAAAATATGAAAATGGTGGTTTAAACCCTGATATAGAAAGAGCTAAGGCTCAAGAAAGGGAAAGAAGCAAAGAGGGAAAAAGATTTGATAAAAAGTTTAGTAAAAAAAGAAAGCAGTATGATAAAGATATAAGAAAAGGAAAAACCAAAGAAATGCCACATGAAAGAACTTTTAAGTTTAGAAAAAAAGGAGAAAGTATATTTAAAAAAAGGGGTAAATTTACTGTAGAAACTGCAAGAGAAAAAGGAAAAAGAAAGCATGATGAAAGAATGCAGCATTTAAAAGATACTTATAAAATGAAAGAAGGAAAAGGGGGTAAAAGATTCCAGGGTGGTGGAACTATAGGTAGAGCACCTGGTGGCCAAAAGGATGAAAAACAAAGAGAAAGAATGAGAGCAAGGCTTGGTGGAGGAGCTGATAACCCAGGTAGAGGAGGAGTTAAAGGAATGGATACTGCTAGCTTCAAAAAAATGAGAGAAGCAAGAAGAAGGAGTGCGATTAAGAAAAAATTCCCTGGAGGATTAAAGTCTAGATAATGACAAAGGAATTTTCAGAAGATAGCAAATTTAAAATCAGTATTAAAACCCTTGCTTGGATAATAGCAGGGGTGGCTGCTGTGATAGCAGGATACTATGGTATGCTATCCAATATAAACTCTAAATTTGTAGAACTTGAAGTAAAGGTTGAAGAGGCTTTAGAAAAACCTAGACCAGGTACAGGAACCTATACAATAGATATGGGAGATCCTGCAGCTTCTCAAACTTGGCCACCTACAAGGATGGAGTTTAATATGAAAGATGAGATGGCTAGACAGAAGATTGATAATATTATGAAAGACATAGAGGATCTTAATGAAGAAATTAAAGAATTAAAAAAATGAAAAACTTAATAATAATTATTTCATTACTAATAGGTTCAGAGATTTGTTTTAGTCAAGAGTTTATAAATCCTGACAATTTCAAAAATAAGGTAGCTAAAGATATTGTTGTTGTGGAGTTTTATGCTGGGTGGAATGACGCTAATGCTGCTAAGTATGAACTAACTGATTGTTCGTACTACTTAGTAGATATATCGCAGTATATGGACTTACAAATGAAATTTGATATAACAGCAATACCAACTGTAATTGTTTTTGAGAGTGGAGAGGAAAAGATTAGATTTTTACCAAATGTAATGTTTAAATTAGACGCAGATAAAAAGACTGTACAAAAAGATATAGATAAATTAATGTTAGCAAAATTTAATTAATATGAACTGGATAAACTCATGGAGAAGTGGTAATAAAAAGAATAAGATTGCCCTACAAATAAGATTTGGATTCTTTACTATATTTGAACTTTACTTTTGTGGAGAAAGAGTATGCAGTAAAGACTGCAAAAGATTTAGATTAATATTGTTAAACTTTGGATTTGAAATATAAAATATGGCAACATTATCAGGACAAACTATAGCAGGAAGATTTACTAGTTTATTAAAAACTAATAGTGATTCTACATTAACAACATCTGTTACTGCACTACAAGATGGTGCTGGTAATGATAGTGATTTACAAATAGCCACTAATAAGGTTAATATAGGAACCTCTCTTGGTATAGGAAGGACTTCCCCAACTTATAAACTTGACCTAAATGGAACAACAAATGCATTTAGAATAGACAATGGAACTAATGTATCTTTAATAGCAGGTAAAGGAAGTGCTTTTGGTTTTTGTGCAGGTGATTGTAATCCAGCAACAACTGTAGGTGGTGGTAGTGCAGGTTCAACAACAGCACAAACAACAGGTAGGACATATATATCAATAGACCCTACTGCACATAGTGGCAATGGATCTACTATAATAAACAATGAAGCAGGTGATGGAACAGGCTCTATTGGTGTGGGCCAAAATAATGCATCAACAGGTTTTATTCACTTTGGTGACGCTGATAAAAAATTCTATTTTGAGGCAAGAAGTGCTACTCAAGCATTTGATATATATGGTAACTCAACTACTTTATTTTCTGTAGATGGAAATAATAAAAGAATTGGAATGGGTACTTCTACCCCTAATAACACCTTGGAGATAAAAGCTAGTGGTAGTGCAAAAGGAAATATAGATATGTTAGCATTAACAAACTCTGTTAACAATGCTGACATGGATGGCACAGAAACAAGTATACTATTTAATCAATTTTATTATGATGGATCTTCTCCAGCTATTGCAGATGCAGGAAGAATATCTGTAGGAACAGAGTCAGACTGGACATCTACTACGTCTACTCAAGATGCTTATATGGCATTTGAAACAGCAGTAAATGGAACAGTAACAGAAAGAATGAGGGTTGCTAGTACAGGTTATGTAGGTATAGGCACTACCTCTCCTACATCAACTTTACATGTGGCTGGTAACATAAAAGCAACAGGATCTATAACTTCAGATACGATTATAGATACATCAGCTAGATATAAGTTGGAGGAGTATTTTAGTAGAAAACCTCAATCAAATGCTTCTATGGTAATAGACCCAGATGCGAATGATGCTACTGCTCTAGCTAAGTATGTTAAAGCAAATAGACACTTTGAGTTATTAGGTACAAATGCAGATGATGCTAAAGTAACTTACAATGCCACAAAAGCAGGTATAAATTTAGCAACAAATGGGGGTGCTAGTACTGACTCAATGATTATACTTCCTCATTTAGATCATTTAACACATCAAAACACAGGTGCTCAAACAGCCTGGACAGGTGTTTTATGGGGAACAGAAAATAGTTTAGAATGGTCTTGTGCTGTAACGACAGATTCGAATATAGCAGATCACATGATATATGCAGGCCTTAAATTAACCAATACACATGTTTCTGCCACAGATAATGACCAAGCGTATTTTTATTATGATTCAAGTAAAACAATACTTCCTAACCAAACATCTACAGATACTTGGCATTTTGCTTATAGTATTGGTGGAACTGACTATATAGTTAATACTGGCCTTGCTGTGGCAACAGATACTAGTTATAGATTTAGAATATCTATAGACTCATCAAGATCATTGACTATATTTATTAATGACGTTCAATATGGTGTGACCACAGTTTCTAATGGAAGTACAGGTGTTGCTATTAATAATGGATCAGGATATGGTACCTCAGGAAGTTCAGTGGCCATGACTGTGGATACAGTAGATGCAACTACAAAATTCGTAGTTGGAGACATTGTAGCAGACTCATCAGGTAACATAATTGGTACAGTTTCTGCAGTAGCAGCAACAACACTTACATTGTCTAGTTGTACTCACGCAGTAGCAGATGATGAGGTTTTGTATTTATTTGGGGCAAAAGCAGCTACATCCACAACAGCTAGTACAGCTCTTACAAATGACACAGACTTAATACCTTACATAGGTATTATGAAGCATACAAATACAACAGCTAGAAATTTAGTTGTTCATTATGAAAAAATTAGTAGAATATTATTTGAATAGATATGGCAGATTTAACAGTAACATTAACAGAGGATATAGAAATAAAAAATCATCAATATGGTGGAACAAATACATTTACCATATCAGGTATAAACGAGGTATTTAAAAGGGTTGTTACTGCAACAACAACAGACACAACTATACTTACTTTTGGTGACCATTACGCTTCTGGTGGATTTGTAGAAGGAGACGTAAGATACGTAAGAATAACTAATTTAGATACTAGTAATTATGTTACATTAAATATAGAGGGTGATAATTCAACTGATTTCTCTATAAGATTAGATCCTAGTGCTTCTTATTTAATTATTAGCTCTTCATCAACAGGTGTTGTTGATTACGCTGATATAACTTCAGCTACCCTTGAAGATTTAACTGCAATAAAAGCTGATGCAAATAGTGCATCTTGTGATATAGAAATTTTAGTGGCTAGTGTATAACTATGTTCATAACTTTTAAAAAGGGGTTATAAAAATAGTTTCTTTTTTTGTATATTTACTGAAATTTAATTTAATATATAATGAATACAGAAAAAGTAATAAAAGAGATTATTACAGAAGTTAAAGATCTCTTAATAGAAAAGAACAGAGCATATGGAGACTCTGCTATAAACCCATCAAATATTTTCTCAAATGGAGACGCTCTAGATTCACTAGGGGCAAGAATAGATGATAAATTAATGCGTATAAAGAATACTGGAATTACTGATGAGACAGAGGATACCCTTATTGATCTTATAGGTTATCTTGTTTTATACAAAGTAGCTATGATAAAAGAAAAGGTAGATGAATTTGAGTCTGAAAAGGAAATCTTAGAAATGGGTGGTCACGTTAATATAAATGGAACTAATATAGACTCTGTTGATGGTCTAGTTTATCACTATGAAAAAAAAGAAAAAAAATCAAAAAACTAAAATAAAAGATATAATTAAAGTAATAAACAGCCTAAAGGAAGAAAAAGATATAAAGTTTGTTTTTTCTTACATAAAGATTGGAGATACCTTAGATGAGTTTAATTCAGAAACTATAATGAATTTAAAAGAAGATTTAGTTTCAAATGCTCTAAAAATGATTATTGATGAAAAAGTTTTTGGTAATCCAGTTGGTGAACAGTTATCAATAGATGAATTAGAGTCTGTGTCTAAACTTGATATGTTTAATATATTTAATAATAATAAAAATAAACCAGAAGCGTAATGGAGCTTATAAGTGGAATAATAAGAAAGATAACAATAGGTGATATTAAGGATGGTATAACCTATGTAGTTGGACAACCTATAATGAGGGGTAGAGCAAAAATAACTGCTATAGTCCAAGATGATTTATACTTCTATAAATACAATATGTTAAAATTTAACGTATTTATTAAAATGGAAGATTCAGAAACTTCAGAAATGTGGAAATCATTTTTTACTATAACTGGAGTGGAGTACAATTTAGATTACGAAGAGTATTACGAAGTAAATTAAATAAAATATGGCAAAAGTAAAAATACCTAAGAATTATTTTCTTGTTAAGGTAGAAAAACCTTATGAAGACACTATAGAGCTTAAAAATGGTAAAAGAATAATATTAAATTATACTTTTGATCCTTTAAAACACGCTAGACAATATGGTACAGTATATCAGGTTCCTGAATGGTTACCTAAAGGTCTAGATTTTGATGTTAAAATAGGTGATAAAGTTTATTTTCATCACATGATAACTGCTAGTACTGGTAATGTAAGTGTAGATAAAAAATTTGCAAACTCATCTTCGCAAGACCTTATTAGTGATAATAAAGTGAGATGGCTAGATGAAGAAAATTTATACTCTGTTCATTGGGACTTTATATATGCAAGAGTTAGGGGAGAGAATATTAAGATGTTGCATCATTGGAATTTTGTAGAACAAAAGGTTCAAGATGAAGAAGAAATAAAAAGTGAAACAGGTATATTTTTAAAACCAGGCGTTGAAGAGATAGAGTTATATGGGTACATAAGACACCTTAGTGACTGGATGAAGGAGCAAGGAATAAAAGAAGGTGATGAGGTTGTGTTCTCAGTTAATTCAGAATATGACATGAAAATAGAGGGTGATGTACTTCTTAGAATGAGAAATCAAGATATATTAGCAAAAGTAGAAGATGGAAAAGGAAAGTAATAAATCATATGTACAAAGAGCATTACAAGAGTTAATAGACTCATCTAAAGAGGCTGTAGCTATTCTTATAAATGACATTAAAAAACCATTAGATCCAGAGCTATCTGATGAAAAAAGAAGAAATGCAATTAAAGCAAAAAAAGAATGTTTTGTGGATGCTCAAGAAATATTAATAGGTATATCCAAACTAGAAGCTCAACTTTCAAATAGTGATGCAGAATTTAGAGAGGAAAAAGATTTTGAAAAAGGCTTTGCAGAGAAATGGGCTAAAAGATAATAAATATGCCAATTCAATTAAATCCAAATAGTTTAGGTGAAGTTATAGATATTCAAGGTCTTGAAATACAATTACCTAAAAAACCACCAAAGAAAAAAATACTATACTCAGATAAAAAAAAGAAAGAACAAAGATGGGTTAGGCAAGATATGCCTAAGCAATTAAATAGAGAAAATGCATCTGATTACTACGAGTATATAGAAGAAGAGTTTAGAAGAAGAAGAGAGGGCCTTTGGTTCATGAATAATGGTATAGCAACCTACATTACTGGTAGTCACTATATGTTTTTACAATGGTCTCATATAGATATAGGTTATCCTGATTATAGAGATGCTAATAGAAAATTCTTTATTTTTTGGCAAGCATGTAAACTAGACCCTAACTGTATGGGAATGTGTTTCCTAAAAAATAGACGATCTGGGTTCTCGTATATGGCTAGCTCTGAGATGGTTAACCAGGCAACACAGACTTATGAGTCGAATTTTGGATTGTTATCAAAGACAGGTTCTGATGCAAAAAGTATGTTTACAGATAAGGTGGTTAGGATATATAGAAGGTATCCATTTTTCTTTCAACCCATACAAGATGGCTCTAGTAACCCAAGAGTAGAGCTAGCATTTAGAGAGCCTGCTAAAAAGATAACAAAAAAACATAAACATATAGAAAAGTCAGAAGCACTTAATTCTGTTATAGACTGGAGAAACACTGCAGATAATAGTTATGATGGAATGAAACTTAAATTACTTATCCATGATGAGGCAGGTAAATGGACAGGATCGACATCTATAGCTAAAAACTGGGGTGTAACACAAACCTGTTTACTTCTTGGTAGAAAGATAGTGGGTAAATGTATGATGGGCTCAACTGCTAATAAATTGGAAGATGGTGGATTAGAATATAAAGATTTGTATTACAACTCTGACGTAACTGATAAAGATTTAAATGGTAGAACAAAATCTGGATTATACTCTCTATTTATACCCTCTTATGAAAACCTAGAAGGGTTTATAGATGAATATGGGTTCTCTGTAGTGGACACGCCAGAAAAACCTGTTTTAGGATGTGATGACATACAAATCAGTGTTGGTGCAAAGGATTATATGAAAAACAGAAGAGATGGTTTAAAAAATAATACTAATTCATTATCAGAGTTTAAAAGACAATTTCCATTTACTACTGAGGAGGCATTTAGAAATGATTCACTCTCTAGTGTGTTTGATGTAGAAAAAATATACCAGCAATTAGATTATAACGAAGTAACTGATAACCTAACAGTTAAAGGTGATTTTATATGGAGAAATGGAGTACAAGATAGTAGCGTTATATGGGTACCTAACAAAAAGGGTAAATGGGAGGTAACTTGGTTCCCTGAAAAAGAAATGCAAAACTTAATACATACTAAGTTTAATAAAAAAAGACCAGGAAACTCTTTAAATTTAGTTGCAGGATGTGACCCCTACGATCATGACACAACAACAGATGGGAGAAGGTCTAATGCTGCTTGTCATATTTATCATAAATTTACCCTAGCAGAAGGATTACCTTCAGAACAATTTGTTTGTGAGTACATCTGTAGACCACCTAAAGCAGATATATTTTATGAAGACATGATTAAACAGTGTGTTTTTTATGGTTGCCCAATACTTGTGGAAAACAATAAAATAGGAATTATAAAATATTTTGAAAGAAGAGGATATTATGATTATCTTATGGATAGACCAGAGTCAACACATACAGACTTTAGTAGAAAACAGGTCACTAAAGGTATACCAGGATCAGGGGTCGCAGTTATTAATGCACAAGCAGAAGCTGTAGCTACTTATATTTATGACCATGTTGGCTTAAATATGGAGACTGGGGAAGTGGGAAAATGTTACTTTAATAGACTTTTAGATGACTGGAGTAGGTTTGATATTGACAATAGAACAAAATTTGATGCCACCATCAGTTCTAGCCTTGCATTATTGGCCTCACAAAAATTCGTTCAAGTTAAGAAAGATATGCCAAAATTTACTAAATTTGTAAAAACATATCAAAATAAAGGTTTATTATCTAAAAAAATAAAGTAAATGGAAATAGGAAATATATTTGGAAAGGATAAAAAAATAGGTGGATACCCTAGCCCACTGGTTTCACCAAAAGAAAAAGCAAAGAAAGAATATGGCCTTGCTTACTTTAAAAAAATGTATCATGACTGGAAAGATAACTCTGAAATTAATATAGATAGTAAAAAGGCTAGATATGCAAAAGCAAGAAGTTATGCTCAGGGATCTCAAAATGTATCAAAATATAAAGACTTATTAGATGTAGAGGGGGATACTTCTTATCTTAATCTGGACTGGACACCTGTAAATATAATACCTAAATTTTTAGATTTAATAGTAAACGATTTATCTAACCAAGAATACGAGGTTCTAGCAAATGCTACAGATCCTATTTCAGAAACTAAAAGAGAGCAGGATAAAAACAGAATGTTTGCACAAATGCTTGTTCAACCTGGGTTAGAAGAATTAAGTAAGGTAACAGGATATGACGTAAGACAAAAGGGATATATACCTAGAACACAAGAGGAGTTAGATATACATATGGCCCTTTCTTATAAACAAGCTACAGAGGTTGCTATGGAAAAGGGGATTAAGTTTGTAATGGACTTAAACAACTATGATGGAATTAAAAAGGCAGTAATTAGAGATTTAGTTGTTTGTGGGATTGGTGCTTGCAAGACATATGTAGATCCTAATTCTGGTATAAAAGTAAAAAGAGTAGAGCCAGCTAATTTAATTACTTCCTATACTAATCAGGAAGATTATTCAGATATTCAGCACGCAGGCGAGGTTTATACAATAACTATTGGGGAATTAAAAAGATTAGCAGGTGACCAATTAAGCGAAGAAGATTATATTAAGATAGCTGGAGAATATTCAGGTAAGAACAGTAATGATTCAATAAGCCCTAATTATGAGTCTTATATAAATCAGTACCAACATGAGCATGAATATGATAAATTTAGAGTAACTGTAATGGATGCAGAGTTTTTTTCAGTTAATGAATTAAAGTATGAAAAAAAACAAAATGCTTATGGTGGTTATACTGTTAGAAAAAAAGAATACAATTATAAAAAACCAAAAAAATCTAAATTTAACAGAGAGATGATTAAAACATCCTTAAAGGTTGTTTATTCAGGAATATGGATAGTTGGAACAGATTTTGTATTAAACTATGGCTTGGCCAAAAACATGATGAGAAAAAAGTCTAATTTAACAGAGACTAAATTATCTTATGTTGTATATGCACCAGGGACCCATAAAATGATTAATAAATCAATGGTAGAAAGAATGATACCATTTGCAGACCAAATACAACTTGCTCACCTAAAGTTGCAACAAATAATAGCTAAGGCAAGACCAAAGGGTGCAGCGTTTGAATTGGGTGCATTGGAAAACGTTTCTAAAGGAGATGGTGGAACCTTCACCCCAATGGAGCTTCAAGAGATATATGACCAAACAGGTAATATATATTATAGGACTCTTAATGACGAGGGCCAACCAACTAGTGCTATTCCTGTGCAGGAATTAGAAAATGGTATAGGTGGCGACATGCAGAAATTAATTGCTATCTACCAACATAATCTACAAATGATAAGAGATGTGACTGGGGTTAATGAAGCTAAAGAAGGTGCTAAACCACCAAGTGAGGCTTTAGTTGGTGTGCAGAAATTACAAATTCTAGCATCAAACAACGCAACTAGAAATATTAACGATGGTTATTTAAGTTTAACAAAAAAAATTGCTGAGTGTATATGCATGAGGCTTCAGGACATTATAAAGAATAAAGCAAAATTTAAATCTTATTCTAGTGCACTAGGAAAAGGAACTATGTCTATGATGAAAATAAATAAAGACATATCTCATCATGAATTTGGAATTATATTAGAGGTTGCACCTGATGAGGATCAAAAATTACAGTTGGAACAAAACCTACAAATGTCTTTAGCACAAAAAGAAATAAGACTTGAAGATGTAATTACTATAAGATCTATAAATAACATGAAACTTGCTAACCAAGTATTAATGTTTAGAAGAAGAAAATATCAAGAAGAGGAAGAAAGAAAAGCGAAAGAAGCTCAAATGCAAAATGCAAAAATCCAACAACAAGCTGCTCAACAACAGGCTCAGATTAAACAACAAGAAATGCAAATGTTAGCACAAATGCAAGCACAAGAGGCCCAAATGAAGTCTCAAAGTAAAATACAAGAGATGCAAGCAGAATATCAATTAAAGGACCAATTTGACTCTAAACAACACCAAAGAAGAATGAAAGAGATTGCTCTTAATAACTCAGGTAAAGAAAAAGTTGCTAACGTATCAGGAGAGGTTAAATTAAAGGCTCAAGATAAGTCTGCTTATAATCAATCTAGGATAGTAGAGCAAAAGAGAGATAGAGCACTTCCTTTATCACAATTAGAGGAAATGCCACAAGTAGAAGAAAATCCTGAAAATCCAATACCAAATATTTTAAAATAAACATTGGATTGTGGTAAATAAGATATATATTTGCAAAAAATACTAATTTAATTTAATATAATATGGATGACAAAAACTTTGGTCCTGCACAAGATTTTGCAGAGGCTACAGGAGAAAGCGTTGAAGTAACAGTTGATTCTAGTGAGTCAGCCCTTCAACCAAAAACAATAGACCTAACTCAGAATGAAAGTTCTGATGTAGAACCTCAGGGCGAGTATGAACCATCGAATGATAGTGATTATAGCCCAGAGGAAGCAATGGAAAGCTCTTTGACAACTGAACCTACCCAAGAAGATGGGTATTATGAACAAGAGGAAGAAGAATATTCTTCCCCTGAAGAGAGAGAAGACGAGTACGAATCAGATGACTATGATGCTCTAGATGTTCTAAACGAAAAGTATGGAACAGACTATGACAACCTAGATGATTTATTAGATGATCTAGAAGACCAACAAGAAAACGAATTTGCTAGCGATCAGATAGCAGAAATGAATAGATTTGTTGAGGAAACTGGAAGAAGTGCTGAAGATTACTTCTTAACACAAAGTCAAGACTATAACGAAATGTCTGACTCAGAGGTTATAAAAGAATACCTCTCATTAGAAAACCCTGATTTAACAGATAAGGAAATCGACTTGTTCTTTAATGATACCTATAAACAAGGGGAGGGAAAGTACAGTTCTGAGCAAACTGAACTTGGTAAAATCCATTTAAAAAGAGATGTAGCTAAAGCTAGGCAAGAATTACAAGACTTGCAAGAAGAGTACTGGGCTCCTGCTGAAGATAACGAAGGTTATACAGAAGAGGATCGTATACAGACTCAAGAGGCTAGAGAAGATTTTCTTGATGATATGGATGCAGAGTTAGATGATATGGAATCATTGCAATTTCAAATGAACGATAGTGGAGAAGTCTTTGAATATCAATTAACAGAAGATGACAAAGCTATGGTTGGAGATGCATTATCCAATTTAGATGACTTTTTTGAACCTTACCAAGATGATTATGGTAACTGGGATACAGAGAAATTAGCATTAGACATGATTGCTATGAAGTTACAAGACAAAATAGTAAGAAGTGTTGCTAATCAATATAGATCACAAGGTGCTGAATCAGTACTAAGGGATATTAACAATCCATCTTATGAACCATATCAAGTTTCTCAAGAACAACATGGAGAATCTATTGCTGGTCAAATATCGAAACATATATTTGACGATTAATTAAATAGATTATTAACATAAAAATTATAAAAAATGGCAACAGTAAGTTTACCTTCAGGTGAAAACTTTGTACTGAATCCTACGTCAGTAGCGTTAGCGACTCAGGACAATTATGTAAGTTCTCTTACAACTTTAGCTATGCACAAAAGAGAAGTTGATGAACGTCTTATCCAAAGATATGGAAAGCAAGGAATCACTGGTCTTTTAGAATTAGTTGGAGCAAAAAAAGAGTGCACACAAACACAATTTGAACACTTCGAAGAAGCGTTTATACACAACACAGTTAGTTTAGATTTTAACGATGGTGGTGTACCTACATCAGGTGCAGCTAAAGAGGTTATGCATATTAATGATTCTGATCTTTCAGATGGAACTTTAGAAGCAACAAACCAACATCATCCTGTTAGATTAGGTGATATTTGCTTATCTGAAACAGGACAGATGGGTATTGTTACTTCAGCTCCAACATCAGCAGCAGAACCATTATTTGATATGTACCCAATTAATACTTGGAACTCTAGCAACGCTAATGGACAAACTTGGACTATTATAGGTAATGAATGGGGAGAGAATACTTCTCAACCAGACTCTATTTTACCAAGAGTTCATGAATACTCTAACAAATGTATGATTATTAAAGAATCATTTGAAGTTTCAGGTACTGAGGCTACTAACGTGATTTACTTTAAAGTTGATAGTCAACACTTTGGTTCAGGATACTTATGGTACTTAAAAGGTGAAGCTGATACCTATAAAAGATTCATGGACTATCAAGAGTTAATGATGATTTTAGGTAAATCAGTATCTAATGCTAATTTAACTGTAGCACAGACTGGTTCTTCATTTACAAATGGGGGAATCAGAGGTACTGAAGGTTTATTAGATTTTATCGAAAATAAAGGTCAATCAATGGATTTAGGATCATCTGCGATTACTATGGCAGATTTTGATGCTATTATCAAATCTTTAGATAAATATAGAGGTGCTAAGGAATACGCAATGTATTGTGGTATCAACTTATCTTTAGATATTGATGACTTATTAGCTGCTCAAGGTGCATATGCTGCTGGTGGTGCTAACTATGGTACTTTCCAGAATAACAAAAACATGGCATTAAACCTTGGATTTAATTCTTTCTCAAGAGGTGGTTATACATTCCACAAGAAAACATATGACTTATTTAATCATCCAAAATTAGTTGGAGCAACAAACTTTAACTACAATGGATATGGTATATGTATTCCTATGGATACTCAGAAAGACGCTAAGTCTGGAGATAAAATACCTTCTCTAAGAATTAGATATAAAGCTGCTAATGGTTATTCAAGAGAGATGGAACACTGGTTAACAGGTTCTGCTGTTCTTAAAAACAAAACAAACACTGAAGATAATCTGAAGTGTCACTACAGAACTGAAAGAGGTTTTGAAGGTTTTGGTGCGAACAGATACATGTTAATCAAAAAATCTTAATTATTAACCTTTAAAATATA